TTTGACCGCGCGCTGTAAAGATTATAACAATTTTTATTATAACTTTGTATAAAATTCTCAAACAAGCAAGAATCAAAATCCATAAGTATTATCTAACACTTCATAATCTTCAATAAAAATTTGCGCTGTTTGTACGCCCATCCAAGTATTGATATTTGGTTTACCGACGATGTTTAGTTTTATTTCTTCATATTTATTCAATTCTTCAATTAGTTCTTTTGCGTGGAATTTCATATAAGCAACGCCATATTTCTCTATTTTTACAGTATCTTGTGTTTTCCCTAGGATTTTTATATCAGATTTTTTAATATTCAAATCTTTGATATAAATCATTGGCTCTGGATTACCTTGTCCCCAAACATCTTCATATTGCCCTAAATCAAAAATAATGTCTTTTATATCTGGTTCTGCGGCATAGCGAACGAAATTCACATCATAAATTCCTTCTCCAAAATCCATATTCTTTAGAGTTTCATCAGAATTTTCTAAAAAGTCTTCAAGATTTTTGTCTAAAATACTACAACCTGCTGCATTAGAATGACCCATTACCCATTCAAAATAACCACTATCAAGTAAGAATCCCCTAAAATCAGTCAGCGCGCAGTTACTAAGTCCTCGAATACTACCTTTGATTTCTCCTTGCCTATTACAACGAGCAACAATGGTGGGTCGTTTATACTTTGTGCTACTTCTCATAGCGACAAGCCCATTCAACTCTGATGGAAAATTATCTTCATCTGTTAGTTCAATGAATAGTATTTTATGTTGAAGTAAATCATTTTCAATAATTTTCTGGTCAATTTGTGCTGTAATTTGATCAAGCAATCGTCCTTGGCGCGCCTTTGCATTAGTACATTCTCTAATACTTTCTAATGAAGCAAAATCTTCAGTTCCTGCGGCGCCACGCTTATGACTTGGAACCATCTTTCGTCCATCTACAAAAGCCCAAAAAAGTCGTTCTTTTTCTTCTTGTGTTCCAACTCGAATCATTGCATTGATAAGAGGGACTATATAAAAAGCGACTGTCATTGGATTTATTTTATCATTCATTGAGTATGCTTGGCGGTCAATAATATCAAGGAAGAATTTGTTGCGAATGTTGGATAAACCTTTGGTAACAATATATCTGTTTTCCAATTCTTTCATATCCATCATATCACCTATTTCTGCGAGTGCGGCGAGGTCAAGATAATTATCAGCATAGTAATATCCATACTTACAATCATAATATTTCAAAAACTGATATACCATTCCTCCGCCACAAAGGTCTTTATTTTTATACTCGTGTGAAGCCTGATTATTTACAATCACACAATACTTAGATACTTTTGTTTCAAGAATATGGTGGTCAATAACAAGTGTTTTTATTCCATTCTCACCAAGTCGCTCGATATATTCAAAATCATTGCTACCAGCATCGGCAATAAGGCAGAGTCCATAATTTGTTTCGGAGTCAAGAATCTCATCAATTTTATCAGATAAGCCATGTTGTTTACCAGTGTGAAAAAGAACATCTATGTGCGCCTCCGGCGAGATTTGTTTGATATATTGATAAAGCATACTACAAGAACAATATCCATCTGTATCACAGTCGGTAATGGTAATAATATTTACCTTTGCTTCTTCTACTGCCCAATGAAGTAAACTTACTGCTTCATTTATATTGTCTAAATCAGAAGAATCTTGGAGACAAAAACTATCTGGATTCATAAAACGTTCGATATCCGTTACTCCTCGCGCGCGAAGCAGGTTTTCTCCATAGTCCTCCCTAAAATTTTCGTTAATTAGGTTATAATTCATTACGTTATTATCACTCTCTTTTTTAGTAGTTTTTCAAACACTTCCTTTCCTCTATCTACTGGACTATCTTTTAGGCTGAGTAAGCCTTCTTTGTCATATATAAAAGAGAAATTATAGTATTGTTTATATTTATTACATAGGGAATATAATTTGTTGAAATATTCCTCACCTTGAGGAGAAGCAGGAACTTCATACTCTTTATCGAAAGCAATTACTATTTCCGCGGCCTTGGTATATTTCAACAAAAGGTCAAGTTGAGTCTTGTGTAAGTTACTGCCACAAACAGCAACACAGTTATTATCACGGTAGAAGCCGTCGTATTTGAGAACTGACTTCTCCCCTTCCATGATAATAACTCTCTTTGTCTTATCTATTGCTTCGCGCGCAATATTCAGACCATATAAGTTCAAGCCAAGAGGATGAGAATACCATTTATTTTCAAGTTTTACTGGCATATATTTACCAAATTCTTCGGCTTCTTCTTTATTTAGCGCGCGGCCACGAATTCCAATAAGTTCTCCGCTTATATTATAATGAGGAATAATAATTTTGTTTTGTGAGATTGAATACTTGATATCATATTTGACCATTGACTCTTCAGTTATCCCTTCAAGAAGCCATTCTGTTGGCAAGTCATCAGAGAAGATAGAGAGGATACTTTTAGGGTAAGTAGGAAGTTGTATATCTTTATTCCTGCGCGCGTATTTATCTTTTTTAGATTTATAAGCGGGAGTAGCAAAAGAAGAAAGACTGGAAACATTAGTTAGATTAGCAAGAACACAATATACATCTCTATACCAGTCATAAGCAATATCACGAGTCTCATAGTAATGTTTGAGGAAATTGAATGGACTCTGAGGACCGCATTGTGTATAACACACAAATAGATGCGTATCATAGTAATAATATAATTTCATACTTCCATCTTCTACATTATGGCAGATAGTATTAGTAATTAGATATGAATCTTTTTTTATTACTTCTTGCGCGCCAAGTTTGTAAAGTAATGATTCTATGAGTTCTGGAGTTAGAGCATCAACTATTTCTTGATAGAGTAAACTCACAATAGACCTCCAAATAAATCACCTTTTTTGTTATTTTCTTCTACTACTTTCTCCCAATAGTATGGAGATTGTTTATCCATCTCTTCTTCATCTTCCTCTGTTTCTGTGCTTTCACTACGCGCGCTGTCTAAATCGCTATCTTGTTGTATGCTAAAAGTTTGAACTGCGCGCGAAGGGAGAGAACGGCTAGAGTTTAGATGATGAACAAATTCATCATATTGACCATAATTATCATCAAAGTTGACTTCCATAATAGGAACTTCAATTTCTTTGATATTTGAGTCTGTAACGAATACATCACTTCTACGGCAAGTGCCTAAATCGACATTAGACCAAATTTTTAAGTTAGTCCATTTACCACGACGAACTTTATAAACATCATAGACTTGAGTAGGCATACCATACTTTGCTACATAAGGAGCAATTTGGTCTCGTTGATCATCTGGGACAAGTCCACCAATCATCGCAATATCTGCTTTATCAACTATACTTTTAGAGCCTCTTATTGAGTTCTGATTCTTTATGCCTTTTTCATTTGTATCTTGACTACTATTTAACTGAGTTGCACTCATCATAAATACATCTTGCTCTACTGCTAAGTCTTTTAATGCGGTAGAAAGCATAAGTAAAGCAACATCTTCACGAATTCTTAAATCTCTAAACTCATTTAATAGTGCTGGATTAGAAAAAATATAGTCAAAAAATACGTTCTTTATATCATTTACAATACAATTTTGTCTAATTACTGATTTTACAATCTCAACAGATGGCATTGGAATTTGAACAATCATTAAATTATTCTTATATTTTTTGATTACTTCTTTTGCTTGGTCAATAATTGTTTGTTGTTCTTTTGTAAAATGCCCATAAAGAATAACATCTTCGTTGATACCTGTCAAATAAGCAACGACCATAGTTTGAATTTCTTCTTTTGCCTGCTCAGTAGCAATAAATAAAGTTTTTTCTGCATTACCTGTTATTTTCCATTCCATAGTTTCCCAACTATATCTCATTGGAAAAGCAAGATAACAAGCCTCACCAAGTAATAGCCTTGTCTTACCTCCGCCACTTGGAAAGCTAACAATATAATACTTTCCTTTCCGCGCGCCGCGAGTAACCGTATTGAAATATTTTCCTTGAAATCGCGCGCCCGCGTCAGGAGAATTTTTCAATTTTTCTAATAGTTCATCAATTCCAACAGAAATATCAGTAGTAATCGACGTATCACCCTCAACATATTCTCCCTCAACCTTATAAATCCTTCTTTTCAAACCATCAAAAATATCTTTTGGCTTCAAAGTTTCAAATCTTTGGTTGATTTCAAATTGTCTTGGATTTAGTTCATTTTCTTCATAGAATTCTGAAATATCAAACCCGCTTTTTTTCAAATCTTTCAAGCAGTTGAACTTCTTTATTCTATTATAATAATACTCAAAATTCTCCGGTGTGCTCATATCAAGAGCATCTTGTAAATAGCTAATACCATTATTCTGCTGAAACAATAAGTACTGGTCTTTATGTTCCATCAAATAATTATCTATATCAATTTCACTCAAAGTCTGAGCGCCATTAGTATAAGAATTCAGTATTGCTATAAAAATATATCTTTCAAATCTACTTTCAAAATCACTTGGTTGTAGATTATATTTATCCTTTTCACTCAACAAACTTGGCTTCTTCATAAGTGAGCCAATTACTTGTAAAATCGCATTTTTGTCAGAGAGCAATTATTTCACCACTCTTCAATGTTATAAATTTCTCTTTTCCTTTCTTTCTCCATACGAGGGACAATAAGCATAGTTTCTTTGGGTTTTTCTTTACTAATAGATGCTTCGATTTCTTTTTGCTTTTTATCAAGCATGGCATAATATTTCATGGCATCATCATATATAAAAGGAAGGATACCTACACCATCCTTAGATTTAGAATAATCTCCATGTTTCACTTCATAAAAATACTTGAAAGCCTTATACATATTTTGTAAAGTCCAACCTTCATTTTCATGCTTATTTAACATCTTACTAAGTTGGTCTTTTACTTTTTGAAAATCCATTTCTTTATGAAACTTCTCTTTGATGTACCTATACATAGCGTCAGCACATAAATGAATTTGTTCTTCGCGCGCAGAAGCATCTTTGAGAGGAGATTTTACCATAACTTTATTACGGTCTTTTTTCTCTTCATAGCACTCAACATGGTAATACCACTTTGCTGGATACTGTACATAATCATATCCATCAATACCGCCTTTAGGAATAAGTTTCCCACACCAGCGGCATTTCCAATAACCATTTCGATAATCTTTTTTATCTAACTTTTTTTCTTCCATAAGAACTCCTTTATATAGACCAAATGGGTGAGGGATTACTCCCTCACCCTAAATATTAAAGCTCTTTCATTCCAGAAATAACAAGCTCAAATAGGTCTTGCTGGGAAGGAGTAATTTCAGAAAGCTTAATGGGACGATCGAAAATCTTTTCAGCAATCGCCATAATTCTTGCTGCGTTGTTTTGGTCTTTGTCAACTAACTCCTTCCAAAGTTTTTCCGCTTCTGCCCGCACTTCATCAAAAGAACGAGCAGTTTCTTCGACCCCTTTATCATTATTGTCTACTACAGTAGCACCATGTTTTGCTTCTTCCTCAATAGCATTAGCCAATGCTTCAGTAAGTTCCTTATATCCGAATGGGATGCGCGCAGGAAGATACTTGAAGCGGCTACCTGCCTGAACAGAAGGTGTAGAACGAGTGTAAAGATAACGATGAGCTTCGCCATTCTCGTCAAACTGGACACCAATATAACCGATAATATCAACCAACTGATTGATAATAGCCGCACCACGTTTAGGAAGAGCTGGACCAATGATAGTTACATCTTCGCCTTTATCATTTTTGATAACTTTTTCCTCGCTATGGGCAATAATAATCAAACCATAACCCATAAGAGTAATCTGACGAAGAGCATCTTCAAATTCACGCTTACAAGCAGTAAAACCTTGACCCCAAGGGATGTCATTGATTTTAGTTACATTATTCTGTGTGCAGATAAATTTTTCACAAAGTTCCCATGCAATGCCAACTGTATCTATAGTGACTGTATGATACATTTCTTTGGCCTTATCACTTGCTAACTGTTTTAGAACAGTTTTGAACTCAGACCATTTAGTAATATCTTGAGCATGAATGCCAGCAATACCATTATAACCCCTCTCGAAAGCAAGAAGAAGATTATTAGGAGCCTGAGCAGCAAAAGAAGTCTTTCCTGCCTTTGGCTGACTATATAAACAAATATACTTTCCTCTGAGGTCACGGCTAATAGTAGTAGGCGTAATATTTAGAATATCAATTGCTGCCATTACCACTCACCTCTATTAGAAGCCAAAATCAGGCTTGGAGGGAGCACTAACAATGGGCTTCTTGGTCTCTTCAATACGCACCTTACGCGCGGCAAGAGCAGACTGAATATCCTTGATGTCATATGCGGCATCACCCTCAAGGCAGCCAGCAGAACCAGACTCAATAAGTAGCTCATGGACAGAAGTAGTCTTAGCAGTCTTGATAGGCTCACCAAAACCAACTTCCTCTTCAATGTACTCAGTCTTAGAAGAGAAGTTTACCTTACCCTGAACGCGAACAGTATCGCCATCATTCCAATACTGCTCAATATGATTTTTAGCATCAGGCTTAGCAACAATAAACTTGATTAAGTCTGCACGCTCACCATACTGAATAATAACACCATTGACATTCAGACGATTGGTAGGAGTACCATCACGGTCAAGCTCATCAGACTTATTACCAACAACAATGGTTGCAGTGAAAGTCGCTTCGGGCTTGCACTCATTCTTAGCAATCTTATTGATAAAACTTGCGCTGATACGAGAAGTATTTACAAGGTCGCCATTCTTAGCATAGAATACATTCTCCTGAAGAGAACCGTTCGTAATACGAACACGGTCAGCATCATCAATATTACCACAGGCCGCAATAGACTTGTAATTCTCCATAACATCCTTTAGAGAATTATAAGCAGGATTCTCTGCGCCCGCATTGGTGTAACGAGAAGCAAAGGCAGAAACAGGAACCTCCATAGTAGTTATAGTACCATTGATATCCTGCTCAACACGAATCTTGATTGTACCACGGATACACTCGGTAGTCTGACCCTTACGATTAAAAGTAGCAGTCTCTAAACCAACTTCTGAAAGAATACCCTCAATCTTCACTTGATTTTCACTAATACGCATAAAAATATTTTACCTCTTTATAATTTATTTTAGTTATTTTCTACAATTTTATTTTATATTCAAAATTTTGTAGTAGTTGGATGCGATTATAATAACATAAAAATATGGGAAGAACCAATCAATTTAATATGTGTTCTTCCCATATTTATTAGTTATTCAATTTGAATTTTGAGAAGAAAATTACTTCTTCTCAGGCTCGGCATCAGGATCAAAAGCCATGCCATCCTCAGTAAGAGAAATGTACTTCACAACGACGTCCTTACCGTCGGCGCCAGCAACGTGCTCCTCAGTACGAACAGCGTAACCCTTCTTGCAGAGACCAGTAACACTACCAACAACGGTAGGACCAGAAACGCCAAGCGCATCAGCGATGTCACGGTTGGTTAGCTTAGTGCCATAATTGTCGTGGAGGAAGTCGAATACCTTGCGAGAATTTTCAGTCATAATTTTAGAATCTCCTTGTTTTTTATAATTTTTTT